GTATGAAATCACGCAGGTTGTTGTTTGTGGTGTACTTCTGGAAATAATCGTTACGTAGTGTGTTTAGGTCATCGTATGTGAGTTTGGATGATGATCTGTAGCGTGGGTCGCCAATGAATTCACCTATGTTGAAGCTACCGATTTGTCCTATGATGTCGCTGTTTATCTCGTTTTGTGGAGATAATGCTACCTCCATATAGTTTACCCCAGGTGTATAACTTGCACTAGCGTTGGTATACTGCGTTAAGCTACGGAATGCGGATAAGGCGTTGCCTTCAGCTATAACGTTGTTTTCCACGCGTATTTTATCAGATACCGGCACTCGAATGCCCGCTACAGGAGTATCGAGTTGGAAGTATTCTACGTTGGGTACAAAATGTGGGGTTAAGTCGTAGAAGAAATTACTATCGTTTGCAAATGAATGTCTAGTACCCCACTCACCATCAATACGTGGATGAATGGATTGTGTTTGCATATATAACTCACCACCAATGGATGCACGGAAAGCAAGTTCATTTGCTGATGTGTTTAATGAATTACCCTCAATTGAATATGGGTTCATAGTATAATCGGCAAATACACTTTCGCTTATTGCGTTTGCATAGTAGCGTATCTCTTGATACGATCCAGTAAATGGAGCATACGTTGAAGTTACAGCACCCGTTTCATCATATATGTTCACATCATATACCGCTATATCGTATCCCATAGGATTATTTACACCGAATGCAGCTGGGAAATAGCTAATGTTGGTATTATTCCAATATGAGTCGGTAAATACAATACGATCAGATGCGGTAAAGCCAAGTATAGTATCGTTGTCGCCAGTACCATATTGGTTGTTTTTCACATATAGGTTAAATCCTTCGTTTTCACGGTTAACCATAACTGACCACCAATTACCATCGAAGAATGGTAAATATACACTAGCGGTAGATGTATTGTTTGCTGTTGATGGGTAAAAGGTAAGTGTGGCAAATTGATATTCTGGGTCAATGGTAGAGCCGTTGTATGAGCCACTGGTGTATGCTGAGCCAGTATAGGTTAATGTAATTGCTGCACCACCATCACCATACCATAAACTTTGTGAGTATGGTATGTTTTGTTCAGATAAACCATCTGTTTTGAATCGGAACATCAACGACGCTGGTGTATCGTCAGGTGCGTTCCATTCGGTGTTTAAATGCCAAGATGACGATATAAAGTTACTACCACTAGTTGAGAATGCGTAGTTGAATTCGTCTTGCCAGTAATCGTAGTCGTTTGTGTTTACTTTATCTTTACCACCATACTCATTAATACGCAATACTGTATCCGGAATACCATATGAGGTAATCAATGCGCGTAAACCAGCTAATGTACCTTTAGATTTAAGTAAATATGGTATATTGTGGTATAGACGTTTGTATATCGATTTGTTTACATCATCTAACGGCATGTTGTCGTTTGATGCAGATATGAGTGTATCCACATATTCGAATCCAGATGGAGTTGGAAACGATTCAATAATTTCCGGGAACGGGAATAAAGAACCGTTTGAAGTCAATCCAACGAATGCGGTGAATAAATCATCCGTATTGAAGTTATTTTGGTATAGCTTAACACCAAAATCGCGTATAGCATCAGCTACTATGTCCTTTGATATACCATGTTCTAAACGGTTATCTGCGTTGTATTTCTGCGATACCTCATTGTAGTATACCCAAATATTGTCGTAGTGTTGAGCAACCATATCCACAAATAACAAATACGGTTCGTTTGCTGGATCCTCACGTAAGTATTCTGGTATGGTAAAGTATAGGTAGTCTGGGTTGTTTGTATCGTATAGTGAAGCAGATAATAATTGGCCGCCGTAGTATGCATCATTTTCGTTGTCACTACCTAACCACGTTAATGTTATGGCATCGTTTGTTTTTGCGTTCTCGTATGGTTGGGTAGTGTTTACTTTAGGCCAAGCATGTGGGCCTGAATTGTAGTATAAATAGTATTCGTAGCCATCGAAATTGGTGATTACGTTACTGATTTGGTTTTCGTATGTCGCTTTACTACTACTTACTTGTATTGAATTGGTTGTGTTGTCTAGTACAGCGATGGATGCTGAGTATTGCTCGAGTAATTGTATTTTGTAGTAGAAATTCTCTAGTCGTGTTTTAGCGGAGCTGAAGTGAATGAAATTAGAATATTCTGTGTAGTCTATGTTTACGTCGATTTCCTTTTCCTCTAACAAACTACTGATTTGGTTTTGTATACTAGTTTGCGGTGTGGTAAGTAGATCTTGTAGTGTAGTCTCAAGTGTAGAATTGCCTATTTTATCGTTGATGTCGATGTTGAAGTTGGGTCCCTTTGCTCTAACGGTATCGTCAAATATAATCGGTTCATCCTCAAATGCAATATTATACGCACGTGGTTCTTCAATGGCTGTTACTACCCACAATACATCTTTTAACTGTATTGTATCAGGTAATGGCTCATATAGTTTAATTAATATGGTTGCATTATCAGTATCAGCGCCATCTAGAGCAATGTTGTTTGCAATTGCTAGGTTGTTGTTGCCAAAGTTAAGGTAAAAATCAACGAAATACGTGCTAGTATCTCTATCCGTAATAAATGCGGTAGTTTTTTCAATGATATCCATATTGGATAACACTGTACTGTCTAAGCGTATTTCAGTGCGGTCTGAGGATAGTTCAGCTATATATAGTGGTTCAATAGATGAACCAATTTTATTGTCTACAAAGTTATAGAATGCAATGTATTCACCTTGGGTAAAGCCGTTGTCTTTAACGTTTGCCTCAGGATCAAGTATGATTTGCGATACTGTAGTACCTTCTGAATTAGGGTCGTTTTCAACTGCATATTGGGTGAAATCGGGTTGAGCGTACAATAATGAATTGTTTATATTGTATATGTAGAACTCTACCTTACTACTAGAGGTCAACACATTATCCACATTGAATGTAGGGATAAGGTTAATGTCTTGTGCACTATATTCAGGTTGGTTTAATGTCGTAACGTCTATTTGGGTGATTTCAGCGGCCATTCTCTACTATTGTTTTGTTTGTAGTTCGATAACTTTCTTTTGTTCTTCAAGTAACTCAGTACGTAAACTGGCTATTTCTGCTTGTAGCGCTTCAATTTCCTCTAAATTCTGTTGGAAATCGATGTATTCGCTACTCTTGGTAATTAGGTATTCGTGTGAATTGGTTTCACCCAATTCTGGTATGTCGTAGAATAATTCGTTGTATAACTGGAAGAAATAGTCAACTGTGGGTGTTTCGTCTAATTGTTGTTGTATGGTTTTGACACCCAATTGTTTAAATGAAGTGTCAATCATTTTAGTGTATACATCTTTATTGTATACAGTTTTGTTTAGTACGATCTTGTTACTCATTAGTTAACTATTTTAAAATAGTAGTTATCGTCGAATATTCTAGTGGTACCACCAATGGTTGTTTTGATTTGTATTTGGTAATAACGGTCAGTTTCCAACCCACTCATATACAAGTCAAAATAATTACCATGTGAATCAGAACTAATTCTAGTGTACGTCTCATCGAATATAATAACGTACTCGTTAGTATCCAAGTCTTTTACCGCATAATATGAATCAGTTGGTAAATAATGGGTAGATGTGAATAACGAGCTTGTTTGGAATACACGAGTTGGATATAGGGGTGATACGTTTATATAGAAACGGTTTATATTCTCTGGTGTGAATGTACCTGGGTTTTCATCTAATGATAATTTTAAGTCAGTAGTGGTAACTATAGATGCTGTAGCGGATGAGGTAAGTACTGTTTGGTAGTCGTCCCATCTGAATTCTATATACGGTGGGTAGATAGTGTTTGTGTCTACACTATAGTACTTTAATACAGGTGTATAGTTTGGGTTGTCTACAAATTCATGTGAACTAGATAGCTTAGTGATGAAACCATAATTGGGTATATCTGAATTATACCATGCATTAACTATATTGGTTACTTCTACCTCGATGTCTTTTACACTACGTTGAGTAAAATACTCTATGGATGAAGATAAACTGCTTGTTGTGTACCAATTTCCCCCACCTAATTCACCCACGTATGAGCCAGTATACGCAAATGAATTATATGTTCCAGACATATCCCATGTTGCTGCACCCAATATAGTTGGTGATAACCAACATGCTCCATTTGTTTCGGCGGGTGAATCACCATAGTATCCTGTTCCGTTGTTCCAGTTTTGAGCTACAGCTAATACATTTACGTGTATAGGTTCTGTAATACTATGTGCGGTAGCAACGTAGTTTTTTAAGTACACTTGGTATGCACTACCACTAATGGTATTGTCAATAATGTCGGCAATTTCGGTGGTGTCGTATAAAGATAAATAACGAGCCACAGATGGATTACTGCTTAATTCATATTGGTTGAATATTTCACATATAGAGTCCAACCCGGTGTTGATATCGGGTTGGCCTGAATATAGTGTGGTATCTTGTATAGGGAATATCTTGGATACAGCCATGTAGTTGTTTTATTATACATATGGCTGGTAGGTAAGTTTCCGCGCGTCTAGAATTGAGATACGCGTCCTTTTATGTCTGTTGTAGGGTAACGTAACTCGAATATGCTTGGATCTAACGATGGGTAAATTACCATATTTTGAGTTGATGAGTCAATATCGTATGAATATTGTGAGTAACCTAATGATGCTCCAGCCTTGTTCTCAATAGTAACAGATTTAACTGTTTGAACACCAGGCACTTTATCCAATAAACCATATATCTCACGCAACATGATAGGTTGGTTGATTTGCCATTTGTCTGTATTGAAATGGTCTACTACACTGTTTATGCATTTAAGTAACACCTCGTTGTTGTTGTAGTTGGGGTATGTGATTATATCGAAATTAACACCAATATTGATGATATACGCGTCTCGTATCTCGATTGTATCGCCAATCATTCTGTACTGCGATAGGTAAGTACGTAGGTTTTTCTTTAATGTTGATGATGCGTAGTTTAAATAACCTTGAGATGTTTGGGACAATACATACAAGCTTAGTGTTTCAATTGTGGATGTTTGTTCATCTGTCAATTGTGGTTGTTGTATGAATGCTTTGGAAACAGCACCATAATCTGATGGCATACTTAGTGCGCGAATTAAGTAATCATCTGCGGTTACTGAGCGGTTCTGTGATGCAACCAACATAAGCGTGTTTTGGCGGATTTCCTCGATTGTATCGCCGCCTTTTCCACCACTTGCTGCTTCTGGGTTATTTGCTGCTAGTGAGGCAAATACATAGTTTGCTGTGGTTGGGTTAAGATTGGTAAGGTTAAAGCGTGTATTGTTTGTCGATAGGTTGGTAATTGTGTTTGAATCTGCATTAGATGATACACCTCCACCCGTTAAATACCTAACTGTTAATGTTGTATTGGATGGTGAAATACCATACGTTCCTGAGTATAGAAAGTTTACAGGTGAATATGCTGTGGTAAGTTTGGTTTGTTTAAATGGTAATCCAAGACCAACATTGTTTGCGTTTGGAGTGATTTCCTCGTCTATATCGTTTACATTACCTGCACCAAATTGGATTTGTAGGTTTGTAGGTGAAGTGAAACGTGTCGCGAAACGGTGTTGTACTTTCTTTAAGCGCAATAGATATGGCACATCTTTGGTACTGTTTGGATCGTTTACGTTGGTGTTTTTTAGTGAATCCAATACCATTTCCTGGCCTAAATGGTCCACTTCATACCATACATTTCCATCTGAATCAACTATATCTAGTATCTTAATGATGTTGTTTGATGATAAATTGATTGTGGTGAATTGTTGTGGATCACCAAATGAGAATGTTTGAGTGTTTATGGTTGCTGATATAGCGTTGCGTGATTTCTTGAGTAGGAAATATTGTGGTACACCTGCTGCTACCTGGTATACAGACACATCTGTAGTGTCTTGTGAGCTAGAGGCAGAGAAATCAATTTTATCTTGGATTAAAAATGATGTAGTTGCAGACGATACTGTGGTATTTTCGTTTATAGTTACAGCATAATCATAGTCCGGTACTACCTCACCACCAACTGTTTTAGCTGGTACTTGCTGGTAGAAATCTAGTATTACTTGGGCAGCAGTAGTTGTTTTAGGTTTATATCCAAACATATACGCTAATTCATATATGTTGCTGTTTTGTTGAGCGTATTGGATGAAATTTTCTTGTATCTGGTTGTCTAAATAGAAGCTAAGTACATCTCCAACATATGCTGATTGTTCAATGAACATCATGCCCGGTGATGTAGGTGAAAAATCGTTGTATGTGTTTGGGAAATAGGTTTTAGTGTACTCGATTAATCGTTGTCTAAAATCGGAGAAATCCCTGTTTATGTATTTAATGTCTCTATTCATGATATACTATTGAAATTGTATTGACAGTGTGTCAGTTATGTTTGTGTTTATAACGGAGTATGTCAAGGATATGTTTACTTGTCCATTGTCAAAATCACCAGATATAACCAAATCGTTTACTTTAACGTTTGGGAAATATGTAGCTACTTTGGCAGATAAATCTTCTTGCAAAAAATCCAAATTATTGTTGGTAAGTTGAGCAAATATAAATGCTCGTAAACCACCACCAAATGATGGGTTAAGTGGGCGTTCTCCAGGGTTGGTAAGGAAAAAATTAACCAAATTATTTTTAATGGCATCTTTGGTTTGATAATTAGATGCAAAAACGGAAGGTGCAGCAAATGGGAGGTTTACCCCCACCGCTACGCTCTCCTGTAAATCGATTGGATTAATTTGTATTGGTTGAAATGCCATTATTTACCGTTTAATAAGCTGGTAATTTGGTCCATACTTAATTCACCGTTGCCTAAGCTACCATTTACTGGGTCTACACCTACTGGTGAGAAGGGTATGTCTCTAGTGGTAAATCCTAAAGTAGTTTCACCTAATGCATCCATGTATTTTTGTCTAAAATCCATAGTTGGTTGCGTGAATGTAGGTTTAGGTGCCTCTGGTTGTGGTGTGTATGATTCTCTAACGATTGTTTTATTGGATTTAACTGCTTCCAATAATATGTCCTTTAGTTCATCTTGTATAGCCTCACGTACTGCTTCCTTGATTAATTGTTTAAGTTCTGATGTTTTCATACGGTTATAAATATAGGGTTAATATGCTTTTAAGTCATTTTGTTGTATATAGAATACAAGCTCATCTATCAATATCTGGTCTACTGAGCTAAATGACCACTCTCCTTTCAACATTACTATACCTTGTGCGTTCTTGGCTATAGCTCGTCTACGTTTTAGTGATTTTGTAGTATCTTCTGTTTCAACACCCATTTCAAATCCATTTACATTAGTTACTACTGGTGATAGTTGTTGTGATTGTTGTTGAGTGAGTGCAGTTAATTTAGCCGATACACGCTCTTGTTCAGCGTCTGGGTAGCAATGTTGTACATACTGGTCTAGAATGGAAAGATATTGGAGTATGTTGCTAAGGATTTCTTTTATTACATTTAATGTAACTGATATAGATGTTACTATTTTACGGTATTTCTTAATTTGCTGATCTAATTTATTAGATGCTATAGATACCCCAGGTGGTGAGGGTATAGGAATAATTGCGGAAGCGGCTAATGCTGCTTCTAGTCCTGCAATAATACCTAATGTTATATTAGATGATGTACTAGCAGCTGATAT